TGGGATGCAGTTGAACATAATCGGTTGATTGTCGTCGCCTTCCATGACGAGCATTGCAGCGGTCCCGGCGGCGAGGTCGAGGAAATACTCCGCCGAGGCGGAAGCGAAGTTAGAGACGTGGATCGCGGCGAACAATTGAGCCTTGATCGCTTGGAGCTTTTCCCGGACCTCCTCGTCGATCTCTTTCGGGACGAGCGGACCAGGGACAAGATCGGCCCAATCCTGGAATGGAGGCGTCAACCCCGCTTGCATCCGAGCGCCGAACCGTTGTGTCGAGTTGATCGCGGTCGCATCAAACACGCGATCCATTTTCGGAGAGCCCCTTTGCCTTTGCTCGTACTGGTTCCGCATCGGGAGCGCGAACTCGTAAGCGTCCCGGAGGACGCTCTCCCAACTTGTCTTGTCGCTCCATGCCGAGGCGGAACGCTTAACGACTTGCGAAACGGTCATGGTCATATGGTCAGCCCCCGAGAGTGTCTGTTAACAAGCCGGTCTCGGTCGCGAATAGCGTCCCTTGACGACGGCGTCCAGTGAAAGCGTCCGCGAGCCGGGATTGAGGCGTCCCGCTTTGCGTCGTTAGGGAAGTTGCAGCGGACGGCGGAGCGCCGCGACGCGCCGAGCGTTGTTTCTTTCTTGCCCCTATGATCGGCTCGCCCTCTCCGGCGCTATCGTCGGGTCCAACGGCCTCGCGTCCCTCAAAGAAATCTGGGTTCTCCCCAAAGAACCCGGCCCCGCCCACTCCCTCGCCGCGAGAGAAGGCATCCTTAAAGGCACCCGATACCGTTTTCCCGGTTCCAAGCATCGCGTCAAGAACGCGACCGCCAGCCGAGAGACCGAACCCAATCGGGGTTGACTTGGCAAAGATCGAGGCGACCGTCCCGAGCAAGGAGAACAGCCCGACGTCGAAAATAGAAAAGTCGTCATCGTCGTCGGAGGGGCTCCCGACAAAATCCGGCCTATTGTCCTCCCTGCCGCGCTCTCCGACCCCGCCGCCTCCAACAAAGTCGCCGCCATCGCCGAAAAAGCCGCCCCCGAAATTGTCCTCAAACTCATTTGCCACGATCAGGTTCCGAGCTTTTCGGGAATGCCGGTCTCGCCGGTCTCTTTGAACAGGGTCGCGATCGAGCCGCCCTGTAGACCCTTGAGAACCTTCTTGCGAGCGGCGAGCTTTGTTTCTTCGGCCTCCTCTTTTTCCTTGATCCTCGCCTCTTGAGCCCTTTGAGCCTGGAGAAGCTCCTTATTTGGACCCTCGGCTTTGGCCGGTGAGAATATCGCCTTAATTGCGGCTGCCATCCAGTGAGGTCTCCCATCGCATCGACCGTGCGCCTCGACGGCGGAGATGCTGATAAAGTTGGCGAGGCGTCAAAACCCACCAAGCCCTGACCCCGAGAAAGGCTTTAAGACCACTCACGCACGTCATAAGACCCTTTGGCATATACCCGATCTTGTCGTCGGCGTCCACCCTGACCCGCAAGATATCGGTCACGACCTCCGTGTCGAGGAACGCCGCAAGGGTTTGGTCGGTGTCAGCCCACCAAACAGCGACGTCGATCCGCCTCTCGGGGAACTCGATCTTGAGTGTGAACTCGTCGGCGGCGAGCCCTTGCTCTGGAAACCATATCGGTCGGAAAACCCAACAATGAGAGAACGCCGGAGACGTCCAGAGGTGCCAGGGCTGGCGCCCCATCATCGGACGTTGAAAAACGACATATGCCGGGAACCGCTCGCGACGTTGACCGTAGAGTATCACCCGATCAGGAGAGCCGCGACGGCGAGCGCAAGTCCGAACATCGTCGCGCCGCCGGGTTGAGGGTGTGTTCCGGAGAGAGCCGCCCCACCATCATCACTAGATCGCCTCCCCGCTCTCGGCGATCCACGCACTGACCACCCGGAATTGTTCGTTGAACGTCAACTCATCGAACGGCTTGCCGAGCATGATCCCGGATTGAATTTCCGGGCTCCCGAGCGAGCCCTTGATCCGGATCAGGGGAGCCAAGCCTCCGCTCTTGACCCGGTCGGGTTCAGAGCCGACGTTCGCTACCTTGAGCATCGAATGGCGGATCGAGCCGTCCCAAGCTCGGCGAGCCCGGCGGACGTTCTCTCTCTCCCGAATAACGCACCCTCTCGCCCGAGCGAGTGGATCAAACACGTCCTCGGTCATGGTGTCACCCTCCGAGAGCCGGGACGCCGAACACGCGCCCCCAAAATGCGAAACACGCCGTCACGATCCCCGAGGTGACGAACGCGACCCACGCCAGCCATCCGAACTCTCGCCACCATGCGACGAACCCGACGCGGAACCGGAGCCAGAGGAGCCGACGGTTCATAAGAGCGCCTCTTGCGTCGCTTTCGCCGGAGGCTCGACGAATAAGTCCGGCTGGTCATATGCTTTCCGGATACGCTCGCAAGCGATATCAAAGTATTTCGGATCAATCTCGATCCCGATGAACTTGCGCCCCATCTTGGCGCAAGCGACGCCCGTCGTCCCGCTCCCCATAAAAGGGTCGAGAACGGTCCCCGCTGTTCTCTCTATGCACCACTCCATAAGCGCAATGGGCTTTTGAGTAGGGTGGACAATTGGATCGTTGTTTTCAGTCGTCCGACAAATGCCCCGCCATACGAGTTTAATTATTCGGAGAGGCGTTTTGCGTTTACTCCAAATCAAATCACCGTCCGCTTGGTCCAATGGCTTGTAGTCCCCTCGCTTGTTCCAAACATGAAACGCCCCACCTTTTGGAAGCCGATCGTAAAAATGCTGTCCGCCTGTAAAAAAAACATCGGCGAATTGAAGGAACGGGAGGGGATCAAACGGAGTATCGTCTCCGACGATCTTTCTCTCAAATCTCTTGCCGACGGAGCTAATACTTTTTGCGCTATTTGGCCCGCTTTTATATCCGATCCCATAGGGCGGGTCCGTCACCACCGCGTCGACCTTTGGTAAATGCGGGAGAGCTTCAAGGCAGTCGCCACAATAGAGCGTTGCGTCGCCGAGGATCGTCGGGTTGTTCAAAAGGTGCCTCCGGCGCAATTCGTCGATCGCATCGCGCCAACTCCCGTATGAATTGGCGCGGGCGTCATACCTCATAAGAGCGCCTTCGCCCCGTCGGCATCGAGCGTCTTGATCTGATTTTGCATGGCTCCTGACCTCCTATGCGAAAACATCGAACTCGATCGTAGCTTGCCCTTGCTCCCCTGTCGATTGCGATCGGCCCCGGAGCGCCCGGTCCTCGCCACCGCCGCTCAAGAGATACCCGAGGGCGTCGCAGGGATGCGACCATTGATTTTTCTCCGGCACGTCGGCGTATCGCTCGGTCCCCGCAATCTGCAACCGCCGCTTACGCCATCGTCCCCCGAGACCCTTGTGGAGTTCGACGCACCGTTCATGGAACATTATCCCCGGCTGACCGTCGATCATCCGACCCATAGGCGCGACGATAGCCTGTATCCTCGCATTCGGGTCTTGAGTTGGAGCCGGTCGCATGGGGATGGAGCGGGTTCTCATGTGCTGAAAGATAGCGGTCTCAAATATCTCGTCGCGGGTCGCGCCCGCCGGGTCGCCGAAACCCCTGTCGATCTTGCGATCCCCGAATGTTTCCGCCATCGTCTGATGGATCATATCCGCGAAGCGATCAGTCCCCATTTCGCTACAAACGACCTCCGCATGGATCAGCCAAGTCCCGCGCCCATGACGTTGCCCAATGATCGCCGCCGGGGAGAGCGTCCCTCCTCCTATGTCGGCCCCGAGCCACAGCGGTCGGTCCTCCAAGACAGGCAACTCCGCCCGTCGCATTAGGTCGCCGTTATACTCCGGGATCACCGGCTTGCCGTCTTGGACATAGCCGTATTTCGCGCAGACGTAGACGTCTATCCAATCCCGCCGCTTGCCGGGGAGAAGGCGCTGGTAGTAATTCGGCGGGAGATATCGGAGGTTCTCCGCCTCGGGGTTGACGACGTAGGTCGTCCCCGCCGCGTGAATGACGTCGGCGGTGTCATACTCGAACGTCACGTCGGTAAGCTCGACGACAGCCGCCGGTTGATGAAAGAAGTCCCACCCGTCCGGACGCTCCGCCTCAAGCTCATAGAGCCAGTGATCCTCGTCCGGCGGGTTCGTGTCGGCCAAGAGACCGGCGAACGAACACGCGACGCCGCCTTGAGCTTGCGAGGGATACCGACCGACGCGAGCCGTCGCCGCGTCAAAGATAGATCGCTCGATCTCCCGGCACTCGTTAAACCAAATGATCGAGCCCTCCCAAGACAGGAGTTTCTTGACGTCTTTCGGTCGGTCGAGAGCAAGGAACTCCACCTCAAGGTCGAGCCCCGGCTTGTGGTGTGCGTCGCCGGGTAGTCCCTTCGCCGCGACCCTGATCCTATGAGTTATCGGGGCCGAGTATCGGATCGGCCCGCATAGTTCTTCGGGGAACATCGCTCGCCAAGTCTTGAGCGTCGTCGAGGTCAACTCGCCGTAGGTGTTTCGGACGATCCCGGCCTTGAAGCGTCGAACGCCGTCATGGGGCGAGGGCTCTTGCAGTTGAGCGAGGCGCATTATCTCGCCGCACATAACCGTCGACTTGCCGCTGCCGACTGGACCGAGGGCGATCCGGACGAACGCCGGGGAGTTAATGCACCGGAACAGGGTCGGGACCGCGCCGAGATCGAGGGAGAGCTTGCGGGGGACCATCATGGAACCTCGTCCCCCCAAGACAACCACCCGAGGCGCGTTTCCCTCGCGAACATTTCGAGATATGGTGCTGGACTTACGCGCTCGACAAGGTCAAAAAACGCCGCCGGTTTTGCGCTATGCCGCCGAGGCGCTCGCCACGCAAAATGCGTCCCCCCCGTTTTACCAAAAGAGTTCGCCGCTGGGCCACCCTTCCGGCATACGAGAGCGTGCTCGGTTGAACATTGAAATTGGCCGAGACCGAGCGGCTTCGTCCAGGTAATCATTTGTTGCGGTTCAAACCCCCAAGCTCGCGCGACCGTGTAGCCCCAATCTATATGTTGAGATAGAACCCATATCCACAAATGCGCCTTGTTTGCCGTCTCCGGTTGAAGCCCCGCAATCTCGTCTACCTCTAGCGTCGCGTAATGTCGTTGAGGCCCGCCTCGATATTTGCCCTCGCGTCGCCCTGCCGTATTTCGGTGAAGGCGAGGAAGCCAAGGAGGATCGGCGACGACGGTTCTAATTGGGTCGAGGGAGAGCTTTCGAGGGACGATCATTAAAATGGGATTTCGTCGTCGAGGTCGGCAGCTTGACCATGATCGGTGTTGTCCGGATTGACGCCGGTCGTCGCTGGCTCCGACGGCCCCGGATCGTCGACGCGCTCCGGCCAATCAATGACCTTGACGTCGCCGTTTGGCCAGCGGACGACGATCTCCGTCGTGTATTTCTCGACGCCGTCGGTCCCGGTCCACTTCCTGGTCTCGATCGAACCCTCGACGTAGCAGCGAGCGCCCTTCCGGAGATACTTCTCAACGAACTCGACCGATCGGCCCCAAACTGTGACGCGGTGCCACTCCGTTTTCTCCCGCTTCTCACCGCTTTGCTTATCCGTCCAGCGCTCGGACGACGCGATTGTGAGGTTCGCGACCTTGTCCCCCGAGGTCATTGACCGGATTTCGGGATCGCGACCGAGGCGACCGGCTATCATCGCGCGGTTCAAGTCCATATCAGCCTCCCAAAAGAAGGCCGAGGAGGAGTGTGATAATTTCCAGCATTTCCGACCTCATTCATCTGGCGGAGCTATCATATCGAAGCCGACGAAGGCCGGGCGCTCCTCGCCATACTCCGCATTCTCGGAGAACATTTTTTGATATCGCCCGAGCATTTCGAGCGCCTTGAGCTTGTCGTGCAGCGTGATCTCGAACACCTCCTCGAACTCGTCGCCGTCCTCTCCGGTGTTTGCGTGTCGTGACCGGCGGAGCTTCACGCTCTTGATACAGGATCGGACGCCGCGAGGGAGTTCGTCAAGGGAGCGGACGATCAATCGACCGTCCTCGATGGTGACGATCTCGGTCAAGTCCGAGAGCGCGATCGCAATGATCTCCTCCAGCGTCCTGTCCATCGAGATCAGCCTCGACTTGACCGCCTCGGCCTGGAGTTTTTCGACGAGGTCGATGATGTGCGCTTTCGTCCGCAATCGCCGCCCCTCCGCTTCCGACAACCCGGTCAGTCGCGCTGCCTCGCTTGCATTGAACCGAGCGGGTCCGACATATGCCTCGGCCCAAGCTCTTTGCCGATCGGTGGGCTCCCGTGTCATTCGTCCGATTTCCCCTCCTCGGACCCTGCGACCTGGCCGTCGTCGTCGGAGATTTCGGCGGCATTCCGAGCCTTTCGTTCCTCCTTGATCATCGCTTCGTGGGCGGCGACAGTGTCCCGGCGAGCGTGTTCTGTCAGATGGACGCGACCGACCGAGCCACAGATTTGGGATTGAGCTTTGACGTTTGTGAGAACCTCGAACAAGTCGGCTCGCGTCGGCAGAAATTTGAGGGACAGCGTTATTCGGTTGATCGCCTCTTTCGCGATCTCGGTCGAGAACTCCAGAAAAACCGATTTGATCGCGCGAGCGTATATCGTTGGGTCGTTGACCTCTCGCTTTGGATAGGCACCGACGAGGACTTCCGAGAGCCTTATCGCCTCCTCCTCGCTCGACAGGGGGAGCCGAGCAATACGATCCGACGCCTCGATCAGCGAGGCACAGATATACTCGTCTATGAGCGGTCCATTCATGGTGATATTAAAATGGGATTTATCAATCGCCCTCATAGTCGTCTGGATCGCCGTCGGGATAAATAGGTCGCCTCGATCATCCATTGCGGATTGCCTCCATGATACTGATAGAGCCGTCGCCCTCGGGCGTATCGGCAAGGTCGGGACCGTCGTCCCATCGACCCTGATTGAGCCAAGTGATGGGGTTCAGTATGAACCCCCGGCGGACGTCTCGGGATTGATTGTATCGGAGGAGACCGTCGAGGAGGGCGTCGATCGTTGCTTCCCCGCGCTGGACGATCCTCCGATATTCCGCCTCCGCTTTTTTCTTTCCGTGTTTCTTGAGGTATTGACCCCACCAATCGGCG